GCACAAGCCGCAACTGGTACTGATGATGCGTTAGCAATATCTACTAGACTACTTTGTCAACTTGCACAAAATGAAGATGGTACAAAAGCTTTTCATTCTGCTGATGCTGAAAATTTAAAAAGATTTTTACCAGAAAAAGTTTTAAACGAAATTGAGTTGTTTTTGTTTGAAATAAATTTAGATATTGATACAGCAAAAAAAGATTAAAGCGAGATAACTGGTTAAATTTTGAGTTTTTTCTCGCAACCGAACTTGGAAAGACACTTAACGAATTAAGGAAACTTATAACAGAAGAGGAGCTTGTTTGTTGGGCTGCATATTATGAAATTAAATACGAAAGAGAAGAAAAAAATCGTCAAAGGGCAAAAAACAGGTAATATATAAGAAATGTCTTTTTGTAAATTAAGTGGCTGAAAGTATAGTTACCTTAAGAGTTGAAGCAAGAAATGCAATATCATCTTTAAATAGAACTTCGCAAGCAACAAAAACATTATCAAAATCAGCAAATGGAGCCACAGCATCTTTAACAGCAGCATCTTCTGCAGCGAAAGGATTAGGTGCTTCATTAGCCGCATCACTTGGTCCATTACTTACTGTGGGTGCTGCCTTTGCTACTGTCGGTAATGCAATAGGAACTTTTACAGCTAGAGAAAGAGACATTGCGATTTTGACGCAAGGTTTAAAAAATTTAGGTGAAGGTACTGCTGCTCTAGATGAATTACAAAAAGCAGCAGACAGATTAGGTAATCAGACTTTATTTAATCAAGAAGAATTTACAAGAGGCTTTAATTTATTAACAAGTTTTAGAAAGATTGGAGTTGATTCATATTCAAGAGTTGCTCAAGCAGCAGCAGATATTGCACAGGTAAACCAAGTTGATGTCAGCACATCATTTATGCAATTAGCAAAAGCACTACAAGACCCTGAAAGAAATTTATCAAACTTAAATCGTTCTGGTATTGCTTTCACAAAACAACAGACAGAAGTAATAAAAGAGTTAATGAAAACCAATAAAACTGCTGAAGCACATGCCATGATTTTAAGTATTGTTGAGGAAAGTTATAATAAACTTGCACAAGCTGCTGCAGAGGGATTTGCAGGTAATGTTGATTCATTAGGTGAAGCATTTAGAGATTTTTCAGAAACACTAGGTAAAACATTAGAACCTGCATTAATTGCAGTTACAAAAAGTTTGACAGCACTTTTAAAAGCTGTTAATGATTTTATAAATTCACCTTTAGCTGGCACAGCTGCAATATTCTCTGGAATAGCTTTAGCTGCAAAGGGTGTTTCAGTAGCATTACCATTGATAGCAGCAGGTTTAAACCAAGTTGCTTTTGCTGGCGGTGTAGCGACCATTGCATTAAATGCTTTACCTTTTGTAGCAATAGCAACTGCTGCTGGTATATTTGTAACCAAAATAGTTGAAGCTGCACAAAAACAAAGAGATTTTAATAAGGCTTTAAAAGAAGGTGATGAACAAGCTTTAAAAAGTGAATTTAATAGATTATTTATTGAAAGACAAAAATTATTACAAAGAATAAGTAAAGCGCAAGAAAGTAGTAATAAAAAAGCATTGCAATCTTTAGAAAGACAGCTTCAAACAGTAAATGAATCAATAGCCCCTATAAAACAAAAACTTAATGAAAATAGAAAAATAAGCCAAGAAATTGAAAATCAAAATGACAAATTAAAAGAACAAGAAGAATTAATAAAGAAAAATGAAGAAGCTGCAAAAAAATTAAAGGAAAAAATGACTGCTGTAGGAGAAGAGATTGAAAGCAGTATAAAAAATAATTTAAGAGAAGCAATTACAGGTGCACAATCTTTTGGACAGGCCATGACCAATGTATTAAATAGAATTAGAGATAAAATTATTGACGCACAAATAGAAAAATTAATTGGTGGCTTTGGTGAAAACTTTGGAAAATCTGCCTCTGCCGGTGGTGGTAAAGGTATTGGGGGATTTCTTGGAGGTATTTTAGGCGGACTTTTTAAAGAAAATGGTGGACCTGTAAAAGCTAATCAGCCATATATTGTTGGAGAACGGCAGCCAGAGTTATTTATTCCTCGTACCTCAGGAACAATTTTACCTTCAGTCCCCACTGGTGGTGGTGGTACAACAAATAATATGATTACTGTAAATGTTGACGCCTCTGGTACTTCTGTTCAAGGAAATGGATCAGAAGCGGATCAATTTGGAAGTCTTATTGCCAGTGTTGTGCAAGCAACTATAATTGATGAACAAAGGGCAGGGGGTTTACTAAATAGATAATGGCTACATTTCCATCAATATCTCCTACTTATGGGATGAGAAAAACAAGTAAGCCTAAAGTAAGAGTTTCTTCTTTAGGTGATGGATATGAATATAGG